GCAAAAGATCTCAGATTTGGGTCTGGTTCAAGAACACTCTCAATAAAAATATCAAGTCCTCGGTTCCACCGTTCGTTGTCAGTCATGAAAAAAATAGTTCTAGGTTTACGGTTTTTTCTACGTTCCAACCAATAACATCAAGGATTGCTTTCAGTGGATCAAGAAATGATTTGGTAAATTGTAATTCATAGTCAATGTATTTGTTCAAATCAAGTTCTTTCGGAAAGTCTTGGATGAATGAAATAACATTTTCATGAATAGGATTTGGTGCTGTGAGGTAACAGAATTTAATCTTCTCACCATTATCAATATAAGAATATTTGTTGGTGAGTTTCTTTTCCTTAATTAGGTGATTAAACATCAGTGCTCCCCTGACGTGAATGGGAGTGCCCTTCACATAAATGTCAGAGGAAGATTTGTACTTCTGAACATCAGAAACTGATCGGGGGAAAGATACATCCTCTGGAGGTAGAGTCTTAAACTCTGCCCTACACTTGTCGATGTAATCAATCACATCCTCTTCTGTACCACTCATCATGAGTTTGAGTGCCGACTTAATCATATCACGACATGCCGATGGTGTCGAGGACTTGACTGCCTCAATACCCATAATCTTAAGTTTTGGTTCAGAATATGCTACACCCTCACTGTTCCATACGTTGAGAATATACCGTTTCTTGGCAGTCCAGATGCCACGATCGGCAATGTTCTCACGTTTCATTTGCATTTTTTGGTCGTACGCGTTAACGTACGACGCCAACTTTTGATATGAACGTTCAATAAAAGGTTCCAGTTTCTCTTGGCAGATCTTGTCAAGTAACTCCACAACTGCTGCTTTGTCGCCAGACTTAGCACCAAAAAATTTATCAACAACAGGTCCAAGATTAAGATAAATTGAATCGGTGTCAGATGCAATTACGTAATCCTCTTGTTCGGTGGATAAGAGTTTATTTAGATACTCATTCATCTTGTTCTCAATCCAACGAATTGAGACTTGACCTGAGAGTGTGATTGCCTCAGCATTTGCTAGTTTGTAATACCTGAAGTATTGATTGCCAATAGCACCATAAGCAGAGTTAAGAGCAATCTTCTTCGCCATTTGAATGTTGTTACATCTGGCGATCTCTTTTTTAAGTGCATCAGTAGGAGTCTTCTCATACTGCTGCTTTGCTTTGAGCATCCGTTTCTTAAAGATGACACGTTCACCATACATCTTATCCATCAGTTCGGGAAGGAAACCACGTACATCCTTTCTATACATGGCACCATTAGCACAGACAGCATAGTCTTTGTGCATTTCAAAGTTTATCTCCTCCTCAAGGATTCGATCAACACTTGACGTTGGGTGTCTCTCTTCCAGGAGGGTTTCTGGCGAGATGTTGTACTGCATAATAAGGTGAGGGTAGAGACTGTTAAGGTCAAAAGACACAACCCAATCATACTTTCCCGGAATCGGTTCCTTGACATAGGCGCCTGCATACTTTTCACTCTTCGAAGAATTGACTTTAGGTGGAATAACAATGTCTTTTCTTTTTAGATAGTTATAGATGATGGTATCCCACATACGAACCTGATAGAACACATCGGCATAATTTACCTTAGCGTCGTATGCCATAGTAATGGCAAGTTCGATGAGTTTCATCTTGTCTTCTAAACGATCGACAAGTTCCACGTCAATTATATTATATTCAACAAATTTCTGCCACCCTTGTGTGTAGAAATCCTTAAATGTGTCGAACTCTGAGTGATCTAACTTCTTCTGCCCCAGTTCTACATTGGCAATGTGATCAAGACGATATGACTCTTGGTTTGTATATGTAAACTTTCGGTATAATTCTAGGTAGTCCAGTTGAGTGATACCACCCACATCATATGTCTTGTACTTTCTACCTTTGATAAACAATTCTTTCTCACTCACCAGACCCCAGGGAGAGAACCTACGGCACCTCTTCTCTCCTAGAACACGGTCAATACGTCCTACCAGGTATGGAATATCGAACAGTTGAATGTTCCATCCAGTAACCACGTCAGGCATGTTATCTTCCCACCACTGACTGAAGTCAGATAGCATGGCGTGTTCGTTACTGAACTGTCGATACTCAACCTTTGGATGGTTGTTCTTAAAAGGACCAACACCCCATGTGATGATACCCTTTGTGGTGTAATCCTGAATAGTAATCAGCAGCAACTCTTGGTCTGCTGTCTCTACGTTAGGAAATCCATTCTCTGATTTGGTCTCGATGTCAATCGTCACCAAACGAATCTTACTAATATCAAACTTGATCTCTTCTTCTGGATACATCTCAGCAATATACTGATAGATGTATCTCTCATTTCCATACACTTCGAAGTTCTCAATGTCCTCATACTTCTTGATGAACTCTCGGCAATCCCTGACTGTGCCAGGTTGAATGGACTGGACGTACTCACCCTCTAGAGTTTTGTACTTAGTCTTCTTCTTTGATTGCACGAAAAGAGTTGGTTGGAATTCCTCACGAACCATGAAATGTTTTCCATTCTCATAGCCACGGACGAGGAACCTGTCCCCAACCATCTGAACATTAGTGTAGAACTTCATTCAATCTGTTTTAAGTAATTGTCAAGTAGTTCACCCTTGGGGTCAACAAAGGTCAAGACATCATCTGACCTAATCATTATATCAGTTTGGTTGGTGAAATCCAACCAGTCGGTGATCTCAAGTGAAGGTCTTTCCACCAAATATGGTTTGATCAGACGGCAATCTGGTTCACCAATCTGCCCGATCACCTCTTCAACCTGAGCAATCACCAAAGTGTTATTCTTCAGTAAAAGACACTTGATCGATATCTGGTCCATCTGTACATTCCTCATACATTGCTAACAAATCCTTTTGTGGATTGACATAGGTCACAATCCAATCTTTAGGTACTACCATCTTAGTATCAGCACTCAAGGCAATCCAAGATTCCAACCTAACACTGAGATTATTTGGTTGCTGAAAACCCTCTTCAGTAAGCAATACATTGCTCACGTCTGTCAAAACGACAAGTGGTTTATCGAACAGGAAAGCATAGACTCTTTCCTCATGTACTAATTCCTTTAAGTCGGCAATAACTTGCTCACCCGACCTAAGAAGAACCAACTTAACTGACATGGAGATACTTTAACCTTCACTAATTATATCAAGAAAAAGGGGAGGTGTCAACTGGTTTGTGCCAGTTACCTCCCACGGCGACGATAGCACTCGTATTTAGAGATAATCTTTACGGGCGTGATGTTCTGGAACTATTTTTCCTAGTGTGATTGTGAGGAGTCCGTCTTCGAAGACGACTTCCTTAACTTCTGTGTCGTCGGATAGAGTCCATGCTCGTTTAAAACTTCTGCTAGCCACTCCCTTGTGGATAAATGTTCCGACAGATTCCTTATCCTCTTTTTTCCCTTCGACAAAAAGTTTTCCATACTCTGTGAAAGCATTTACTTCCTCCTTTTTAAATCCTGCTAGTGCAATTTCTAACCTGGATTCCACATTATTTAATTGTACAAGATTATATGGTGGATAATTTGTTTCGTGATGTGACGTGAAGATACGGTCAAAATATCCATCCATTCCGATACTGTTCCTTGTAATCCTGTCCATCAATTGGTCCAGATCTGCAGCATTAAACTTTGTTAGGTTAGTCATTTTTGTAGCTCCTTATAAAAGCGAGTTTGTGTTTTGTGGACCCGTTCGGCATCCACTACTATTTAACTACAAACTAAAAAAATAAGTAACCGTGATAACCGAATATCTTTGTAGTATCAACCATACTCAAAGGTATAGTCAGAGATCATGGCAAACAGTTGAGTCTTTAGCTGCTTTAAATACTCCTGCTCTTCTGGTGGTCTTGCTGGTGAACCAGGCCAAGTCTCTATGGCATAATTAATATGGTTATAAAGCATACGAACTTCATCAATATTGATATACAGTTGAAATTCGTAGTCTTGTGTTTCTTCCATAGTTAATCTGTTGCTTCGGTTTTCTTACGACCAATGTTATATTTTGTCTCTAGAATCCAATCACCTTTGTCTTTGAAAGATAAGACTTTAATTTGATTAAGTGGTGCAATATCAGAAATTTGAGAGACATCAACAATCTCAATCAATCCCCAATCAGCCAGTAACTGTACAATTCTGTTTCTACGTTGAACATCATTGACAGTTAAGTTTGCTCTTTTGCCATCCAGAGCAAATAGTTCTTTAAAGTGAACGATGTAATACTTACCTTGTTTATGAAGGATGTGGCACGATTGGTAAAGCTTCTTCTCTTTTCTAGAAGCAACACCAATACGTGTAAGTGTCTCACGAACCTTAAGAAAGTCATCGGGTTCAGAAAGAACCACTTCAACCATCTCTCTAGGTGTCCAACTTACTTCAGGTTCTTGAACGACGCTCATTTCATGCCTCCAATATCAAGTCTAGACTTGATGTAATCTAGTTGTTCTGTATTTAGAATTTTGAGTGCTTGCTGCGCCTTCTCATTACTATAACCATAATAAGATTTCACAGCATCAAGATCTTTCACTTGCCCTTTACGAAGCCAGGGAGAGAATCTTTTTCTCTTTCGTAGACTATTTAGAAGGAAATCATATTGAAGTTTATTATCCAGAGAGGGATTCTTGTTCATCTCATTGGCAAACATGAGAGCATCTATAGTCCCAGACAGACATTTGTTGATGATGAACGCAGGATATTTCTCTGTCGGATCCTCATCAAGGATGTTGTGTTTAGTCTCGTTAATTGATTTGAGCCAGTCTTTAAGTTCCATTATTTGAATACAGCATTAACACCAATAACAGTTGCATTAGGATTCCTGGCAAGAGCAACCTTCTTTGCCTCATCATAGTTTCTAGCAATGACTTGTTCTGTAAATACAGTTCCTGCTACGTACAGTTTTACTTCCATCTTCATGAGAAAAATCCTTCCAGGTTGTTTTCTACTTTATAGTTAGTCACCAGCAATTCCTTCTTTACGTTGTCCCTGGTGCCTTTGTCACCACGATGGACCATAGAGTACCTAAGATCGAATTCACGGCAGTCATAGTCCTTGTAGAGGTCCATCAGACGATCGTTCACATTGTATGTGATCATGAACTGATGCTTTGTCTTATAAACTTTCTTAGCAAAAAGGTCATGATCAAATCCACGATGCATCTCACGGTCCTTACCGTACAAGAAGTCCTTGATGTCATAAGGAGGGTCAAGAAAAACGAAAGTCTTTTTTGCCTGTCCTTTTAGGAGTTCTGAGTAATCAATATTCGTGATCTTCCAGTTCTTAATCAAGGCAGAGAACTTCTTCAGTTTCTCGGCACCAACAAGAGAGAAGTTTGCCCTAGAGGCAGTGGGAGAGAAACTACTGTTTTGAGTGAGACCAGAATAAGAGCACTTATTCATGATGAAAAAACTGATTGCCTGATCAATACCAGTTTGACTATCAATAGACTCAGCAATCTCTGTAAAGAGTTTTTGATGAGCATCGTCATCACCTTTGATCTTAGACTTGATCTCATAAATCCTGTCCGATAGTTCCTCACCATTATCTCTCAACTGTACCCAGAAGTTGTACAGAGGAAC